AACGGTCACCACGCCATTTGTAGCTGTACTGGGTGTGAGACCAGTAGTACCAAAAGAAATCGTACTTACGCTTGTTGCATAAGTTGCATTGGCTAGAACTTTAATAGTCCCAGATTGGTTGAAAAATAACTTACCATCAGCAATATTAATTGCTAATTCACCGACAGCAAGATTACTTGTCGTTGGAGTGTTGCCAGAAGTTGTACTGTTGAGCAGTATGATCGGTGTGTAACCTGTTGCGGACATTAGAATGTTCCCCCGTTGATGCCACTTGTAATGGCGTTATTGGTGTAATTGTAAGTCAAAGATGCGTTAATGTTGGTAGCAGAATTACCACTAGATACAGGGCCAAAGTACAGATAATTTGTAGCACCTGATCCAGTTGTAATTGCCACATTAGTCGCATTGGTTGCGGTTCCTGCGGTAGCCGCGTTTAAGTTTGCCACTTGAGTCGTGCTTGAGACTACAAAAGGTGCTGTTCCCGTTGCCACTGTAGAAGTAATCTGTCCAGACGCTGAAACAGTGGTAAACGCTCCAGTTGTTGGAGTTGTTGCGCCTACTGTTCCATTGATGTTGATAGAAGCAGTTCCCGTGAGGTTTGTGACGGTTCCAGAGCTTGGAGTACCCAACGCTCCACCATTCACTACAAAAGCGCCTACAGAGCCTGTATTCACGCCTAAAGCGGTTACTACACCTGTTCCTGTTGTGATGGTACTTGGAGCAGACCCTGCACCACCTCCAACCATCAATGCGTTTGCAGACAAGAGTGAACTTGACGCCCATGTGCTTGCGCTTGAGAAATAAACAATACCACCTGATGTACCTGCAACAGTTAACGCAGGCGTCGTGGTGGATGTAGCTACATTGACAATACCACCTGTAAACGATACTGAAGTAACCGTTCCACCTGTACCTGTTGCGGACAATGTACCTGCGCTAAAGCTCACCCCTGAACCTATGGTGACGTTGCTGAATCCACCTGTGTTATTACCATAAAGAATGGAAGTGCCTGATGTGGGTGGAGCATAATCAGTTCCTGAAACAGCATTTGCTAATGCCCCACCGCTATTGGCTTTGAGAATTGCCGTTCCACTTGGAGGCGCAAGGTAATCAGTCCCTGCGGTAGCCGAGCTTATCGCAGTTCCATTACCCTTGATGATTCCTGTGACGGTTGTGGTCAGTGTAATTGCAGGGGTTGTTGTTGCGGTTGCTACTGTTCCTGCAAATCCATTTGCTGATACAACTGAAACCGTGGTCACCGTACCTGTTCCACCAACGCTCGTCCATATTGGAGCGCCTGAACCTTGACTTGTTAAAACTTGTCCAGAAGCTCCCACGGAAGTATAGGCAAGTGCAGTCCCATTTCCATAGACAACAGTTCCTGACGTAGGAGTTGCGTTATTGTTTGTACCACCTCGTGCAATCGGCAAAATGTCACTTGTGACTTGGTTTGCTGAGATGGATATTGATGTGTTGGTAACGCCTGTGATCTGACCATAAGCATTCGTGGTGAACACAGGAACTCTTGAATAGTCACCATATGTACCTGCAGTTCCCACAGTCGCTAAGGAAATTGTTCCTGAACCTGTGATAACTCCACCTGAAAGCCCTGTTCCTGCGGTGATCTGAGTTAAATAACTCACAGTCGTCGCTGAAGTAATCCGTCCATATGCATCAACAGTGATCGTTGGGGCGGTGTAAGTACCTGCGGTTACCGAAGTGGTTGCAAGACCGATTTGTGGGGCTGTAGTGCCGTTTGTAACTGATACTTGACCGCCTACACCTGTCACCCCTGTGACGCTCACTGCGGTGCCATTAAGAGCCAATAAACCTGTTCCACTGACGCTGTTGAAGTTCTGCAAAAGGGTGGAGAGACTGATCGTAGGATTACCACTCACGCCATCAGGATTGGTGATTGACAACCCTGAGTTGACAGTGATCTGACGTGATGTCAGCGTGGATGCTCCTGTCTTGACTTGAATCCCTGTACCTGAACTGATTAATGACGCTAGAGCGCCTGTCACTGCTATGGTGTAGCTACCTTGAGCACCACCATCAGTAAAAGATAACCCTGTAGATACCGCAATCTGACGACTATTGGCTAAGCTTGGTTGTTGTCCAACAGTCAAAAAAGTTTGCGTTTGAGTGGGTTGGTTAGCAATTAACCCTGTCGTGGTTTGAACAGTAACGCCATTCTGAACGATGGGTACGGATTCATTCCCTGACAATGCAGACGCGGTTGGCAACTGAAGAATTGTTACTTGTCCACTCATATTATTGGCTCGTAGATGGGTTAGGGCTTGGACTAATTATATCGGTGTTGCCTGTTTGTTGGGGAATAGTTGTTCCATTTTGTGTGCTGATGTACACCTCAGTAGGATTGCCAAGAGGGATGTTAGTTCCTGTTGGAGTTACCACCAAACCGTTGTCATTCGTTGCGACACTGACATCAGGACGTGGAAATTGCAACGTGATTCTTTCCGTCTTTCTCGCAGGTAAGCGATAGGGATCTTTTTGATCTGCACACCCTTCTTGACACACCCGTAGACCAGGGAAATTCGGATCAGGCATAGCCTGAATAATTGGTCTTTTGAAACGACACCTATCGCAAATAAAGATTGCAATTACTGCGTTTCCTGTGGTGTCTAGAAAGCGTGGCATGCTTACCTTGTGTACGGCAAAATGTTCGGCGAAAAATATATTGGCGAACGGTCTCGCTCTTCGTTCTCAGCCATAATGAAGTAATTATTGGCTTGTGTTTCCAAGTATTGAATTCTTGCAATATCAACCGCAGGGAGGATCAAGCTCATCTGGTGAGCTAGTAAGTATTGAATAGCTTGATTCCATCTCTGAGGAATCTCCAACTGTCCATTCAGCGATCCAACATCATCAATTTGACGTGAATACCATATGGTCATTTGTACAAAAGCATTAGAGGGGGCAGGCCATAACGTGATCGTTGCCTGTGGAATTGTCCTGTTGAACCAATACTGATAAGGCTGATTGGCTGTGAAATTCTTGTTAGGCAGATTGGTATAGTCATCACGGTTCAATCGAGCCATCGTGACTTCAGTGGAGTTGTTGCCAAGGTACCATTCACGCAACGCTAAAGTTGTACCACCTGTTGCTTGAAAACGGTAAAACTCTGCGGTCGCCCCAGGGTCAATGTCTTGCCATATCCACTGTCCGTCATACACAGTTACGTTGTTAGCTGTATATAACGTCGTCCAAGTCGTTCCATCATATGAATATTGGAAGTTATAGCTCCAAGTTGCAGAACCATTATTAGCAACGTATGGCATAAAGCCAATCGAGCCAATGTAGATTGAGTTATTTGTACCAAAATCGACTGTGAAATTACCATTTGCTGACGATTGTTGGCAATATGTTTGGGTATTTCCATCATAGATATTGGCAACAACTCCACCAGAACTTGATGAATACGATCCGCTAGGGCGGTTCATCGTGCGATAGAGCGCATTTAAGACGTCAACACCGCCTACGGGTAGCAAATACTCGTACTGGTCTGGAATAAGGCCATAAACCTGTTTATTGATAGCCCAATAGTTAATGCCTTGATTGATCAGGTTGCTAAGGACAAAGAACAAGGCTTGTTTGGAACCCTGAACTTGCTCACTCGTCAACTCTTCCGCCAGTTTGCCCGACAAGCGAGCGCCTTGGTCAATAAAGTTTTGTACGGTTATGACCGTTTGACCGACTGTACCGCTATAGGCCATTGTTAATCCTTACCAACCAGGGCAGTTCCATCTCTTCAATGACGCTTTCGCTCTTGGAGCGTCACCTGAAGCATGCTTCACTACCCCAGACATTCTTGCACAAAATGAATCTTTCCTAGCACCACCTTGAGGCTGAGGAGCCTTTAAATGGCTCCCAGTCTCTCGATTGTACTTTTCCCTACCTTTGGCTGTCAGACCTGCTCCGCGCTCAACTGAGAGCTTCTCACCCCGTCCTACGGCTAAAGATGGGCCACCCTCTTTGAGTTTAGCCGTTTTAGCTGATTCACGGAAAGCTTCAGCAGTCGGTGCGCCCTTAGAGCCGACCTTACGCATCTTTTCACCAGAGCCATGAGCGATTCTCTCTTGTTTTCTATGGATGTTGGCATAAAGACCGTTCTTCATTACCAACATCCTTTGTGTTTTGAATTCTCATGATGAGTGGAAACGTTACCACCATGAGCCTTTTTAGCGTGTCTTTTTACACTGTAGGCAATCGCCACTGCCTGCTTCTGGGGCTTGCCTGCGTGAATCTCAGCTTCAATGTTGTGCTCAAAAGCTTTTTTGGATTTAGATTTAGTTAAAGGCATGATTAAGTTCCCACTCCAGTTATGGTGTTATTGTTTTGAATTAACTTACCAATAATAATTGCTCCAGACAAAATAGCAGTTGAACTGGTTGTTGCAATCTGCCATTGAATGTCTGATTTTTGTGGGTATGCAAATGGTGCTGAAGATCTGTCAATTACATAAACTGAACTAAAGCCTTGAGTCAATACATTGTATTGAACACCATTTACTGTTTGTTGAACGTTGTAATACATTCCATTGCCACTGCCCAATGTATTATCAGAATTAACTTCTACTACATTCAAATAAAATGTATACCCATTAGGAACAGAATAAATGCTCGCTTGATTTTTACCAACTTTAGGGTTTATTTGAGCAACAATATTTGTACTTTGTTTAAAGGTAATTGTTCCTACATTAGTAACTTGGCTTGTACCAGCAGATACTAAAGCTACACCATTAACTCTGTAGTAACTGTTTACAGAAGTTACAGCAGTTGTTCCATTTAAAAATAATGTTTCTGACAATGGGTTATAACTTGCGTCTAATCCAGTAATTAAAATAGAAGCTGATGTATTGTCTGATGTAGATGAACTAACAACAGTCAAAACTGCAGCAGATGAGGGGAAAGTATACGCAGTAGCGTTTTCCCACATTGGAATTGGTGCAGTTGTAGGAGCGGTTGACGATGTAATACCACCGTTGTAACCAAACAAACTAACAACGCTGTGTCCATAAATTTGACCGCGAGCTACTTGAAGGTCAAATGGCTCATATGCACCTGCCCTAGTAATTGACGCAGTGATTCCGTTACTCATAATTTTTCCTTAAAAAGTGGGAGAGCCGAAGCCCTCCCATCTTACTCAACACTTTCTCATTGAGCCACCACGTTTTTTAGCGGGTGCTTTTGGAGTTTCTTTAGAACTAAACAGATTCTTAATTGCATTCAC